CTTGCTGCCTGCGGGCAGCGTCTTGATTGGCTTGGTACTGCTGCTGTCTGGCCTGTTGGTACATCGCGTTGCGGCGACCAATTCCGGTGCACATAATCAGACTCCGATATTGAGACCAGTGCCGGCAGCAGCTGGGGTGCCAGCCGAGGAGATCCGCAAGTTCTTCTTGGGCTTCTCCTTCTTGGTGACTGCTGCTGTGGTCTGAGCGTTCTCAGGAGCTTCGCTCTCAGTGGCAGAAGCGGCATAGGCCGTGGTCTGCTGCGCTGCGGCAGCTGCGGCGGCGGCTGTTGCTTCGCTGTCGTACTTCATCTTGAGTTCCTCAGTTTGAGCATTGGCCGCGGCGATCTGCTCTTGCAACTGAGAACTGAACATGTCGCTCTGTTGCTGCATCTGAGCCTTGTATTGATCCAAGGCAGCAGCGTTTGCCGCGATTTCCCCTTCGCTAGGACCGCTGTAGACAACCTGCGGGGCGGAAGGTCCTCCTCCAAAGCACATGATGGGTCTCCTTAGGTGATGTTGAGGCCAGCACCCTGGCCGTAGGAACCAGCCGTTTTACGGCCAATTCGCAGTCCTGCTTTACCTTTAGTGCGGCTAATCTTGCGATCCTCTGCCCCAATAGTCGGTGCCTTGGCTGACTTCTCAGGCGGGGGAGTACCAATTAGCGTCGAAAGCCGCATCGCTTCCTCGCTGAGTGCGCGAGTATCTTCAGCCTTCTGTCTGCGCTCATTGGCTGCTTCTGTCAGAAGTGCTTCTTTCCGACGAAGTGCAGCTTGCAGCTCATTTTGCTGCAGGGTGATACCACCATTTATCTGCTGTTCTACAGCTGCTTTCTGCAAATTGAACTGCTGTTGATAAGCAGCAGTGTCAGGCATGGTGATTGTTGCCCGGCTTCCGCCACCGCCACACATCAGAGAACCTCCTGTTGCGTTTCCAGCTTTGCGGCCAACCACCGCACAACTGATACCTGGCCAGCTCGAAACATGATCTCTCGATCATCCATCGAAATGTCAGGAGCCACGTCAGGGAACTGCGTTGCTAGCGCAGCCACCAGACGCTCATCAATCTGCGGAAAGAAGTCCACGCCACGGGGTCGTATTGCCTAAGCCTACCGATATAACTACTGACAGCCCATGGCTCCAGAGGCCAGACTGAGGTAGTCGTACACCCCTGGAGATATGGCTGACCTGAACGACATGCTCGCTGAGATGCATGAAGAGGTCATCAGGCAGGTGCTGGAAGACCTTCGCAATGGCGACCGCAAAGCACGTCAGGAAGCAGAGGCCATCCTCAAGCGCAATAACGTCACTGCCGTCGCAGCAGAAGGCACCACCTTGTCCAAGTTGGCTGGCAAGTTGGACTTCAGTTCAATGGACGTGAAGGTTGTGGACTTCAAGCGTCCCGGCGACCCACAGTCAGCTGCCTGACCCCACCGTGTGCCTTGGCTAGTGGCCGCGGCTTCCAGCCAAGGACTAAGGCATCGACATGAGCACCGGTCTCATCCATCCATGCCTCCATCGCTTCAGCTTGGAGCTGATCAGCGCGGGCACGTTGAGCGCGTTCTTGATCTTGGGCGGCAGCTTCAACAAAGAAGGCAACGGCAATCGCCAAGGCATCAGCACGGTCGTCATGGCTGAGGCAACCCTTCTCAGCTGTTAGACGGCTCATCTGGAAGAACAGAGACCGGCTGTACCCGTTTTCAGGGTCTTCATCAGTCAGGCGGTAGTCGTTCTTGATGACACGGGTGTTGACCACCAGCCGGTGCTGCTGGATGACAGGACCCAAGGTGTCGCAAAGACGGACTTCCTTCCTTTGGTTATGACGCACCTCCTCGATGGTGACGGGGTGCTCCCGCATCAGGTGCGGCTTGAGCAATGACGCGAACATGCCATCGCCAAAGTTGGCTTCAGCCAAGACGTAGTTCACATCCCATTTCTTCGCCACCTTGGCCAGGTGCTGAAGAACCTCATCGGCATAGCCAAGAGTGCTGCCACCGGATTCCAGAAGGAACAGGTTGCCGTTCAATTCAGCCAAAACAGCCCAGGCCAATTCGTCGGCCCCTCGACCTGCTGGGTCAATTGCTAAGACACAACGCCAGGTCTCGGTCTTGGTAACCCAGCCATTCACGAAGATTGGCTTGTGATAGTGCCTGTCAGCGCCCATGCCAACGCAGACAAGGTCCTGTAGGCGTTGATCAGGTTGATTGGACCAGACCACCGTCTCCGGTAGGGCCGTGCCATCAAGGTCCATCACCAGGAGATCCGACAAGCGAATCGGGAAACGATCCAAGGTGGTGAGCCTTGTATTGAGCATGAACTGAAGTTCAAAGCTCGCCTTGGTCATCGACGCCTGCCGCTGCAGGATGTCGTCCTCTCCAAAACGCTCTGGATCGGTTGGACCATCAACCAATGCAGGGTTCTCTAAGACCTCCTGCTGAATGGTTGGATCCAGGTTCCCCTCATAGGGTTCCAGATCATCTGGGTAGAGAGCAGGCCAGTACCGACTGGAATAGCCCCGCTCCCGGACCAGACGCAGATAAATGCTCGTCTCGGTGTGTGGAGTGCCGAGGTACAGGATCTTCCGAGGAAGGAGTTGCCCCTCATCAGGCTTGATGATCGACTCCATCTCCGTGACCGCGTGGGCCACGCGTTCCTGCTTCAGCTGAGTGATGACATTGGAAAGGGTCTCAATGTCATCAAGGATGGCGCAGGTACAACGCTGACCTGTCACCTGGGCTGTGACCCCCAGTGCCCGTACCGATGGTGACTGCTCCACATTGCATGGAGCCACATCAAACGCGACAGAGCTAAAGCGGTTATTCGGACCTGGAATCAGACAGTTGAGGATGTCGATCTCCGACATACACCGGAGCATGTAGCTGGTGAAGTCCGTTGCCTTGATCGAAGTAGCAGAGACAACCAGAATTTTTTCGTTCGCGTCCATTCTCAGACGCCAACATGCATAAAGACTCGCAAGGATGGACTTTCCAAGACCTCGAAACGCCACCGTCAACTGACGGTTGGGTCCCTTGTCCATCCATTGCGCGACTGAACACTGTTGTTTTGTTGGGCTGTCGGCCAACCCCAATTCACGGATGCAATACGCCAGGAAATAGACGAACTGATCCAGAGGCTCTGGCAGCGGTTCCCAGCGTTCGTTCATCCCTTAACGACGCTTGGCAGCACTACCAGCGCTACCAGAAGGGCCAGGTGATCCCCCCTTCGCCGGTGCAGGAGGCGAGACATAGTCGAACGACACATAGCCCTTGTATCCAGTAGCAGTAACAGCAGCCTGGACTTGAGCTTGCGTGGGATCAGGGGTGCCCTCAAGACCCAACGCCAATCGTTCGACATTCGTCAAATACATCGCTCTACACCGGTGTAACCACAAGCGTAAGGGAACTCGTGGTCCAAGACCACTCGACAGTCCCCCCGCTATCTCCCCACCACAACCACGAGGAAGGAGATAACGACCAGACACTAGCTCATGCAGCCTCTGCAGGAACTGAGTCCCTCTGGACCATCTCATCCCACTGGGCATAGCGACGGTCCTTCACCTTCCAACCGCCAGAGAGACACACATCCGGATTCACCATCCAGTAGGTCCCACCATCACGCCTGACGCCCTTGGCAATCATCCGGTGGGCTCTCAGACGCTTCAGACAGCTGCTCGTATTCGCAATCGTCCAACCCAGACGCTCAGCAAGCATCTTCACCGACACCTTGCACTTGCCTGACTTCCAGTCCAACTCAGACAACAAGCAAGCCCAGACACAAAAATCAGCTGGCTTCAGGTCTTTCGACTTCACCAAGTCGATCCTTTTGGAAAGCGCCTCGTGATACATCAACGAAAACCCCTCTGACGCTTGGCGAAGCTCTTGCCTCTCCTTGGCATTCAGACCAGTGCTTGCGCGTTGCCCCATCATAATCATCAAATCAGCCCTCCACCAGCTGATGGACCCCAAAAACGCCTGCCTCTGAATTGCCCTTCAGTGGCAGTGCGGGGTGTCCTGTACCGGAATAATACCAACTATCTACAGCCCCGTAGAACACCGCTCTCTCAGGGCCCCTTTTGATAAGTGTCTATAGATTTTTGTTCAACAGTCGTGGGATCAGGGGGAAGTCTTCCCTCATTACCCAGAGAAAACCCCTCTGAGAACAGCCGGGTTCTCTGTTCCCACTCAACCCCGTCTCACCCAGCTCTGCGCCGGGCTCACCGCTGTTTAATCAAC